CAAAATGATAATAGAACATTTATAGTAGAAGTTTAAAAATAAAAACCAGCCAAATTGGCTGGTTTTTTGATGCGAGTGTTGGATTTGAACCAACGAATCTTTGGGTTATGAGCCCAACGAGATAGACCTCTTCTCCAACTCGCAATTAATCCCATTCATCCCTTATATCTCTTATTATTTGTTCTTTTTTTAGTTTTTTAATTTCTAATTTAGTTTTTTTAATACTATAAAGATAATTTATTATACCAACAACCGCTAATAATCCTGTTAATGTAGCAGCTATTGTGCTTGCTGTTATATTACTTATAATATAAGTAATTGTAGTGATTGCTAAAAATAAAGCATTATTTGGTTGATTTTGTATATCCTGATGCATATAACTATATATTTTTATTAAATTATACCTTTTATACAATTAAATCCTTTTCGTATTTAAACCAATCTATACCTAATTCGGCACAAATTAATCTTTCTATATTCTCGGAGAATCTATGTTCTTTATAATATGGAGCCCATTTATTATTACCTGGTTCATCTTCTTTTGGTTCAGATAATTCTTCCCAAGCCAAATCAAAATTAGTAATAGATTGTTCTGTAATGCCTCTTTTTCTAGTAATATATTCCTCTATAAGTTCGTGAACCATTATAAGAAATTCATAATCTTCATTTAATTGCTTTTTAATTTCAATTTTAGTTAAATTATCTTCTAATTTATAATAATCACCACAAGTTGGATATCTCATTTTATCCAATACCTCTATTTTATAATCCATTAATATAAATAATAACCGCCTCCATTACAGCAACCTGGTCCGCGCTCAAACGAACCACCTTTTCTTCTTGTTGTAATTTGATCTGGCAACCACAATCCAGCAAAATAAGGGTCTTGTTTTGCTCTTACTCTATTAACACCTGTAATAGTAAAGTATTCAGGAAATTGTGAAGGAAAATTTGTAATATATTCTCTTATTCTAGTATCGTAAAATTGCGCATTATTTGATAATTGGTTTAATAATCTATCCGTTCTTTTTATATCGGCTGTATGGCTATAATCAGATGTTTTATTTACAAGACCTTTATTAGTTATTTTGGTATCTAAGGCAGGTATTGCTTCATAAATAGTCCACAAAGCAACTTCTCTTTGTATATAATTATTCATTAAATAAATATATTGACTACCAGTAGGAGAACCATAAGTATTTATATCATTTTGAAATTTAGTATATAAATCATAACCTAAAACAGATTGACATCTAATATCTTGTGCTACCTGTATAAAACTATTTAAAGAATTAGGATCTATATTTGGATCAAGATAACCTGAATAATATTGAAATATATAATCAGTGTCTATAAAATAATTATTTTGTAACATATTTATTCATTTATTTTTGTTTGTGGAGCAACTGATTGTGTCGGAGATACAGGTTGTTCACTTTTTGTTTTTTCTTGTTTTTTTAAATCATTACCTATAGTATATCCAGTCAACCTGGCAGCTGTTTGATGGTCATAATCATTAGCAACTAGTAAATGATACTTTTGTTCTGGTGTAATAGTAGATTCAAGTATATTTAATACATCTTTCATAGTAGTATTAATCTTGCTAAATTGTGGCGAATATTTATTAATCAAAAATTTATCATTAATACCATTTATTTTACCAAACCAGTTAAATATTTTTTCAATTAATCTTTGTTTAGGCTCTGTATATTGTGTTTGGAAGATTTCTAGGCTCTCTAACATCTCATTTCTACTGCCTAAAGCACCTGGTGTTTCAATACCAAATAGGGCTGGATTAGTAACTCTATGTGCCTTTAAAATACCATCTGTTACTTGTTCATTTAACATTAAAAATCTAGCATCACTTGTGTTTAATTCAATTGGATTAAATGTAACTGCTGAATCTATATCTTCACTAAATGTAACAACAGCATTACCAGCCATTTCACTACCTTGATATTGATTTTTAATCTTTGATATAATCATACCACCTTCTTCTGCACTTGGTTGTCCTATTGGAAAGTTAATATGCATAGATGGATGGAAGCCATTATTAACATTATTAAGGTGAAAATCAGCAATTTTATATTCTAGCTCAATCCATCTCATACCCGCCTCACCATATTCTGGTTTAGCATACCATTCGTTGCCATATCTATGCTCTTTAACATATAATATTTGACTTCTTTGTGATTTATTGACGGTACTAAAGCCTTGATATAAGACTGGAGGATAAGCTGATAGTTTTTCCCAACCATCTGATATATAATAATTCTCTGTTTGAGGATATTTTTCGTCTTTTTTAGGTGCTTCTATTCTAACTTTTGCTGGATCAATATAATTAATTTCAGCAATACTTTCTTTATTTTTAGACCATATAACATTTAAAAAGAATCCACCATATAATTCTAAATCCATACTTATCTTAAATAAGATTTCGTCTAAATCATCTTCATTATAAACATTTTTAATAAAATAAATTGCCTCTGGACTTAGATTAGTTTTAGAAAACCCACCACCACCAATTAACATAGATTTTTGTTTAAGAATTGCTGAATGTAAAGATGATTTATTAGCCAAACTAATTAAATAATTTGCATAAAGATTATCGGCACCCCATTCAACCCAATTTTTTTGTTTATTAATTTTTTCTAATGGTTGAGGAATGCTAAAACTATTAAATTCAAACGATTCAATACTCATTTTTTGGTTCATTATGTTATTTATATTCATAAATTATTATATATTTTTGTAATATGTTAATGTATTATTGTTGGTTCCTGTATAAGATTGATTAGGCGTTGCTGTACCTGTTATAATTAATATACCTGTTTCAACTATATCAATAGCATCACTTAAATTAAGGTCATAAGGACTAGCCATTTCATAAATTGTATATGTCCATTCACCTCTATTAGCAATAATTTGACCCGCAGTTAATCCTAAACCATTATTTAAGGTTATAACAAAGTTATTCCAATAATAAGGAGCAGGTGATATATCATTTTGATAGAATATAACCTCTTCAAAAGTGCCTTTTCTTTGTATTAACCAAGTATAATATGGTTGTAATTGTGTAGATTTCTCATATAAAGTAACCGTAACACTATTAGTACCACTATTTAAGTAAATCATTATCTTCTATTTCTTTTATTATATCTCCATTAACTGGCACATCTACTGGTATAAATGGTTCTAATATAGGTTCTACAAATATATGTGGTATATATTTATAATAAAAGTTATATAAATCACTTTCAATAAACCTACATAGTATTTTATGACCATTATTAGCCATTATATATGTATCTAGATATTCTTCTTTAATCTTTAACATTTGATATATATTATTTTTTAGACATTTCTTTTCGATAATATCTAATTAAGCGTCTAAACATATAATTAAGTTGTAATTCAACATCATATTTATCATATTCATTTATATTTAATGTAATAATTTCATAAAAGAATAAGATTGTAAGCATATCTTTATCGTCTGCCATATAATTTTGTTCTTTTATTTTAATTATAAATGAATATAAACCTTTTAAATTAACATTTGGTTTTAATTTTTTGTTTAAGCGATACGTTTTAGCGTATTTTTTACTACATTGTTTACAATATGGATTTCTATTCTCATCTTTTGGTAGTTTACAGATGCTACATATTTTATATTTATATACTTTTTTCATATAAAAATATATATTAAATTATATATACAAAAAAACCACTATATTTTAATCAAATATAGTGGTTTTTTTGTATCAAATATCATTAATTAGTAGTTAATTGTGCAAAAGCAGTAGGTGTAACCTGTGTTAATATACTATATTCTTTACCAGTAAATGTAATAGTAAATCCATTTAAATCACTATAAGCCTTACCAGAGCCAGCAGCAACCGCACTAACACTTACAGGGTTAGTTAAACCAACCAAGAAGTAATTACCATTCTGGTCTAAAACAATTATTCTCCATCTGCCTCTACCAAGAGCATCAACCGTATCAAAAAGAGTTTGATTTTGGTTAAATACTGTGATTTCAACAACTTGATCATAATATGCTGTACCATTTTGAGGGTTAAAATTACCTGTTTCAGTTAAAGAACCTTGTTCTATCTCTTGTTGGAATTGTGAGAATGTAGAAGCGGTGAATCCAGAACTAAAAGAAGTGATTTGGTTAAGGTTAGTGCCCGATACTGTACCAAATGTGTACATACCAGTTGTAACTGGAGTCCAATTACCTACCCATATTTGCTGAATACCAGCGATACCTTTACAAGGTAATGTATATCCAGCGATTAATAAACAACTCATTTTATTTTAATTATTTTTATCATATGTTTTAGAGGGTGCTTTTTTAAGGCACCCTTAAAACATTTATTTTTTAACCATTATAGCTCACAATATATTGTGGATATGCTACTTGGACACCTTGTTTCCAGATTGCTCTGAAGAAGATAGAATTAAAGTCTTCTGATTTCCAAATTCTAAATGATTCATAATCATTCTGCATATCAGTACCGAAGTAAAGATTTTTAGCAGGAGTTAATATCATTCTTGTAGAGTATTTAAGACCTCTTGTAGCAATTAATCTAATGTTAGTACCTGGATGGTATATAGAATAAGCTAATGAACCATCTGATTCTAGGGCTGGGAAGTTATAAGCAACTGGTTGATTATATCTTAACGCCATAATATAAGTTCTAAATTGAGAATAAGATAAGAATAAAGTTAAATCTTCTTGATCCCATAAATCTTGTGGTAAAGACAACGCCATAGCATCAACTACATTTAAAGCGTAGTTAGGTGAAGCTGAGTTAGCAGACATCGCACCTGAGAATGTATAACCATTTGGAGTTGGATAAGTTGAGTTTGTAGCACCAACTGTAACAACAGATGTATTATATGTACCATCAATCAATTTTAAGAAGCCATTACAGTTAGTCATATTAGGGTCAGTTGAATAAGTAGCACCCGTAGAAGAACCTACCCAAATCAAGTCATCAATAACGCCTTGTAATTTATCCAATTTGTCCGCAACATATGCTTTCGCAAAAACATCTGGACCTAATTCATCATAATATGAACCTTTCTTTAAGGTCATACCTGTCCAATATTGCTCTAATGAGTTATTACCCAATAAACAAATTTGTTCTTCAACCATCAAAGGACAAACTTGAAGGTTATTTTGTGTTAAGGTTACAGAACCTGTTGCATTTATTAAACCACAACCAGCAGCTTGAACTACTAAATTAGAGGTCATAATGTTTAACGCATCAGCATATTTAACACCAGTTTGAACTGATATAAATTGCTGTGTTCTTCCTTGAAGCACCATTTCTCTTACTAAATCAGTAGATAACTGATCTACATATTTAGTTAATGCTGAGGTTACGACTGTACTGTTGTATGACATTTTATTTTACTTTTTTTTATTACTTTTTTTAAAGTTTAAATTTGTTTTTATCAGATAATATAGCTCTTAATTCTTCAATTTCAGCCATATTTCTTTTCTGATTAATTTTTTTAGTTGAATATTCTTCATATCCTTTTTTAGATTTTGGTATTGCTACATCACCTGGTTCATCAGCAATTACTTTAATCTTACTCATCATCTGTTCTGTTGTACTATTATGCTTATCAGATAATTCTTTTAACATATTTAAGATTTCTTCAAGTTGATTTTCTAAATCATTAACTCTTGTTGCTAAATCACCATCACTTGCTGGTTTTTCAGCAAGACCATCTTGCATTTTTTGATTTTCCATACCATCTACTGGTGTTTCATCTTCTGTGGTTGTTTCACCTGCTATATTAGTGATTTTATTATCTTCAACAGTAATAGTTCTACCATCATTTAATACATATTCACCATTATCCATAGGTGTTTGATTACCCATATCATCCACCGCATATACTTCTGCACCAATTTCTAATTCAGAAGCAGTTGAAGTAATTTTAGTTCCATCACTAAGAACGAAATCAGAGAAATTATTCTTAACAATTTTGTCCTGATTAACATTTTTATCTGTTTCACCAGAGAATAATTGTTTTAAACTTGCTTTTATTGAAGCGATTGTCTCATTACGATTCATTTTGTTATATTATTTTATATATAGATTAAAGATATATATAACCTCAATTCTATTCTCTTTTGTATTTTTATACTTTATGTATAATAGCATCAGTTTTTTTCCTCATTTCTACTATTTCATCCATATTATCATCATAATGCTCATCAATTTCCCACTGTTTAATATAATTCCATTTTGGTTTTCTACAAGTATAGATAATATGATGATCTGGTAGACCTAATTTTTCACCAGTTAATTGAACCTGTGAGTTTGGTGCTTGTTTAGTTATAATAAACACTTCAGCACCTTCATTAATATATTGTTTAGCAATTTGTTGTATATGTGGATGGTCTAAAGTTCCGTGATAATCAAAACTTATTCTAGGTTTTCTCTTATGAACACCTGTTGTTGGTACAGAAGAATACTTTTCACCTCTATGTTTCTTATAAATAGTCATAGCAAAGTCCATATCACCAGATCTAACAGCAGAATTAAATTCTTTTTGAGCATCTCTACATTCATCACAAGCATCAGACATTATAATCCATAAATCATTATCAATATCACATCTACAATTAGGATGAACTGGTATATCATCAATACTAATAAACATTTCAAATAATTCTGCTTCGGTTAATGAATCAATTAAATCATTTATATTATTAATATCGTTATATTCCATAGGTTCTTGACCCATTAATCCTTCAATACTAAAAGAATATCTACCTTCTTCTTTAACTGCTGTTTCCCAGAATTTAGTATCTTCAATCTTCATTTCAACAGCCCAACCACCAACATAAGGTTCAAAACCATACATTTTCATTTTATCATATTGAGCATTTTCGGTAATCCAATTGGCTTGTATAAATCCAGGAACCATAGTATCACTATGATCTACATTTATATCTTTGTTAGAGTTTTCTTTATTAAATTTATTAGACATTTGACGGATTGTGTCAGCAGAAAAGACAACAAAGTAAGGATTATCATTTTTATCTTTGCGAAGTATTTTTTTATTAGGTAGCATAGCATAACCAACTACTATTTGTTTATCAGGTATAGATTTAAATTGATAATTATATTCTTTTTTTAAGTCTGTTTCACTAAAATACATACCTTTTAATTCAATAGCAGGATCTTTAACAAGAGACACCATACGAATACCTTGATTACCATCATCTTCAAATGTTATCTCATATACGGGCAAATCTTCCCATCTTGGTTGTTTCTTTTTCATATTATTTATTATATTTTCTTTCTATTTCTCGTTGAACCTTTGCTTGATATTTATCTCTGTGATACCAAAAAGCAAGTAAATTTAGACATTCAACATAATTTAATACATAAATCTCTTTATGTTTAGTTATATCACCATTACTTAATCTATCTATTAACGCCACATAGTTTAATTCGTCTGGTATTTTATCTTTTGCCGGCACTACAACTCTATTTTCCTGTTCAAGGGAGGGTCGTTCAAATAATATACTATAATTATTAGTAATCATTTTCTCCCAGCCGTAAAAGATTCTAAAATCCACATAGCATTAACAGCTTTAATATCTTTAAATAGTTCTTTTCTTCTCATTAAAGTTAATTGATCGCCATTAAATGGTTCTACTATATATTCTTTTTCTCCAAATTCATTTGTTATTTCCGTAGCAGGTCTTATTAAAATAGTTAATATATTTAACCAACTATCAAATATATCTTTACTAGATTTTTCTAATAATTTAATAGATATATTTTCACCCATAGTTAATTTATTTGGTATAACAACTGAATATAAATTATTATTAAAAATATATTGTCTTTTTTCTTCTTTAATAAAAGTTTCCAATGTGAAATTTTTTAAACTAGATACAAATGGTAATAAATCTTCTTCATAACAATTCATAACTTCTTCCTCATTTAAATTTGATATTAAAGGTATAAATTTAATTAAGAATTGTTCTTCTAATAAATCATTTTTTTTATTATATAATTCAACTAAATTGATATAATTACCTAATGTAATCTCATTCCATCCTTCTATTAAATCATATTCCTTTTCTCTAATTATTATTTTCTTCATATTTTTTATTTTTATATATTAAATTATAAATACCTAAAATTTAGTTCTATTTTGTGTTACAGCAACTTTATTCTGTGTCCTTGTTATATCCGATTCAGTTACAATAACTTTTTGATATTGTAATCCTTGACTACCAATAGGTGCTTTTATTGAACCTATACCTAAAATTTGACCAGCATTTGGTATAGTTGGTTTAGAACCAGTTGTTGGAGTTGATACAGAAGTATTACTTGAACCACCTGTAAATTGTGTAGCAGCAATTTTGGCTATATTAGCAGCACCAGCAATACCAACGCTTATAGCATTAGCAATTCTATAAGGTTCAGCAAATGGATCCGGTATAACAGATTTAGATGTCAAAGCGGCAATTTCACCACTGATAACAGATATAGCAGCATTAGTTAATTGAACCGCTTTACTAATTTTAAATTGTTCTTTGGCTGCTTGTAACTCAGCTTTTGAACCTTTTTTCAAATTAGCATCTTTAATAGAAAAAACTAAATCATTTAAAGAAGATAAACTAGAAGTTAATTGAGTTGCTATTTCGGTTTCATAACCAGCAGTATCAGCAATTAATTGTTTTTTCTTATCTTCGTAATCTTGATCTTGTTTAGCTCTTAAACCATAATATTTTTGTTGTATTTGTAATATTTTATCAACATTACCATTAGCAGCATCTATTTCTAGTTTTTGTTTAGCATCTAAATTATCTTTAATTAATTTATTTTCTTCATCTAAGATATTTTGTCTATCTTTTAATCTTAAATTATCATTATATTCCATTTGAGAATCCAAATAATCAATAGTTGATTGATTATTGTCTATCTCATCTTGTTTTTGTTTTGCTAATTTTTCTTTTCTATCTTTTTCTTGAGCATCATCATACTCTTTTAAAGCAGCCGCCTTCTTTGCTAATATATCATTATATATTGCTTCATCCCTAATACCTGTATCTTGATATTTTTTGATATCGTCATCAAAAGATTGAGCAACTCTTTCTCTATCAGTATCAGAATATTTATGTTTTAAATCGTCTAATTCTTTTAAAGCCTTATCTTGTTCGTCTAATTCTTTTTTTCTTCTTTTTTCGGCTTCTGATTCTTCTTTTTTAGCCTCTGCTTGTTGTTTTTTTCTTAATTTTTCTTTATTTTTATCAACTTTATTATCAGTTTGTATAATTTTTTCACCAGTTTCTTGTGCTACTTCACCAGCTTCTTTAATAGTTTCTTTAACTTCATCTTTATTTTTAGCATCACCAAGTCCTAAAAATTTAGCAACACCATCATATAATTTATCTAACCAACCAACTACTTTTTTAACAACATCAACTACTGGTTGTAACGCTTTATTAACAAAATCTAAAAAATGTTTTGTAACTTCACTTAAAGGTTTAATTATTTTATTTAAAATATTAAATACTAAACTAGCTCCCTTAAATAATGATGATAAAACATCAACTACTATTGATATAATAGGTGATAAATCTTCCATTAAAGAAGATAATATAGGTAAAATTTCCTGAATAATAGGAGTTATAGATTGTATTAATTGTTTAAACGCAGGTACTAATCCTTCTAATAATTGTGATATTAAATCACCAAAAATTGATATAATAGGATCTAATAAAGGCATTAACTGATTCATAGAATCAATTAATACACCAGCAATTTCACCAACTGGTTTCAATACTTTAATTAAAACACCACCTAATGTATTAAATAATGGAGCAATTGTCTTTAAAGAT